CCTACATCATAAGTACTAAAATAAACAGAAGCTGACTCATCATATGTTAAAGTTAGACTATTAGGTACGAAAGCAACACGAAGTCGAAATGTTTTAAAACCATCAGCAACAGCTGTAAAATGTAATCTAATCTTACCTTGGTAGTTTTCAAACCAACCAGTAATTTGATCAACAGCAGCCCAATTTCCCATATCATTGCCAAATTGGCTACCATATAGGAAGGGCTGATTAAGACTAGGTTGGGCTTTCATACCAAATAAAGGTGTTCCTGGAGGGTCAACACTGCTTATCTTAAAGCTAGTTATAAACGACTTAATGCTCATAATATCCTTAAGGGTATTTATTCTCTCCACACTGTTAAATTGGTCGACTGAAGTAACACAACCAGCTTCTTGCAAACGGTAATTAGAACCAGAGTAAGATCCACAACCACTAGCGAGATCAATACTTGTTGACTGATGTATTGTCTTATTACTCAGGTCGTTGGCTTTGTCATCATTTGAACGGCGAACATTCGTTTTATTATGTTGCCTTTCAGCATTAGAATTGTTAGATCTAGCTTTTTGTCTATTGCCAAGTCCAATACTAGATTTGACACCATCTAATGCTCCTTTACCTTGTGAATTAATTTCACCACTCACAACTTTAGCAACACCTATCATGGCACCATATTTAACAGCACTAGCAGCACCAACCATCATTGATGGTATTATAATTTCACGAACAGCGTCTGGATTTGGAATAAGGACATTTTCAGGAAAGATGTTATCCTGAGGTCGCATACCACTAAACTCCAAGTCATTTTCAAAATTAGCATATAACAATATCTTAGAAGAATCAATACCACCAGTAGAAATTTCATAATCAGTCAAAGCGATTACACTAAAACTATAAGTATATAAATTTAAAGCATTTGAATTAACCCTAATAGGTATAACATTTAAATAAGATTGAATAGGAATATCTATAGCTAAACTAGTCTCCTTATGACCATTCATTCTACCACCAGCTTGTTGAGAAACAGTATGGATGTTGAGCAATTCATCATAACGATCATGCTCTAATAAATGTGGAACTACACCTACTTGTAATGCAAATTGATTGGTCTTGGGAATATTCATCTGAACTTTTAATTTCATTCCTCCACGATAAAAATCAAAAATTTTAAAGGGAGTTGTGATTGGATTATCCCAATTAGCTTGCAAAAAATGATAAGGCATATGGTAAACGGCTAAAACAGTACCCTTAGTAATTGTATTATTTAAATCTATAGTTGAAAATAAAGCCCAACGACTTGTAAGATCAGGATAACTGTGTTGTTGATCAGTTATAAATTCTCGCGGGCTATAGTTAATTTCTTGTTGAACAATTTGACCGAGATCTTCTTGACCTGAATTAGCTATGGCAGTGTTAACTTGAACATCAATTGTTGGTTCAACATCCGCATCCATTGCTGGGCATACATTTTCAAAATCTTCAATATTATTTATGTCAATGTATTCCTCATCACCAAGATCAGGAATCATAGAAGTATCATATGTATCACTCTCTAGCATGGATGGGCTTATCATAGCTGGGATTATCACGTTTATCTCACTTTCAAGACGTGAGATCGCATTTTCAGTATGAGCAATTAGGTCTTCATAAATTTGTTGTCGTCCATTATCATCACTTGATTCATTGTTTTGTGATTTATTAGACTGAAAATTTTTCTTACCAATCAAAAGATTATTTAGTTGCTCTCTATTACCTGCAAGTTTTCTCAATTTAGACATGTGTTTGATTTTATTGTCAAGGTCATGGCCCAATCTCAATCGGGGCATAAGTCGTTCCAAGGTAATTGGATCTTCAAATTTCAAAGCCTCAACTGCTTCAATGGCACTCTCAAAGTTCTCATAAAAATTGCCTCTCAAATTGTTTTGAATTTGCGAGACAAACCAAAATGGCATGTTTATTTCTTTAGTATAAACAGTATTCAAAGAGGATCCCAAAAAGTGATCCTCAATGACTTCAAGATGATTATCCAAGTCGTACATAGTATGTTTAAGTCGTGGGATAAGAAGATTGAAATTAGCTTCATTTTGTGTAAATATTTTGTCCTTCGAGCTATCAGAAATTAAAAGCAAATGACCCATGACTTCATCGTAACTGACGGGCCATGAAATTTTAGACTTAAGTGAATATTTAGTATATTCACCATCTGTACTATCTTTAATTTTGATAAGAATTTGGTAAATATTTTCATATTCACTTTGAATAGTTTTTATGGTTGGAACTTTACCGACTAATGCATGGCATACACCATATA